GGTCTAGAAATCTACAATAATTGCAATTCCAATCCTCTACAGGACTGAATTTTTCTCTAAACATTGGAAGACCTTTTTTATGTTCTTCGTTTACGTTAGTCCAAAAGGCTTTTGCTCTTTCAAGCATAACCATTGGAACTTGGTAAGACCTCATCTGTGAATTGTCTTTATTGTAGTAGTACAACCACATACTATCAAGTCTACCAAATTTTTCTTTAATAGCTAGCCCATAAGTACCTAACTGCAATTCTTGGTGTACAGAAGCATTAGGGTTAGGATTTTTCCAGCCAAACTTTCTTGACCAAGAATAGCTAGCCATAGTTTTAAAATCAATTAAATGAACACTACCATCATCTTCACTAACCGCCACTAAATCATAAAAACCTCTGACGTTTAAGGAAGTGATAAACACTTCACCTTCAATGTGATATTTAAAACTTTCTTTTTGTATATTATATATATCTTTTTCTTTACTATATATAGATTCTTCATATGTAGTATTACTACTTATAGTATTACTATATATAGTAGTATCGGAAAGGGCTTGCTGTAAATCATCATGTACAATTGTACCTAATCTCATAATTCTAGATGACTTTTCATTAGCTGGATTTGTAGTAGGGGCAAGCTCAATAGATTCGTAGTACAGCTTCCTTGAACAAGTACCCGCTCCAGAAGCATGGTAATGGCTTTCTTTACCAACATACCTTTCTTTGTAGTTTTCTTCGTTTTTTCTTACGATATGGTCGTTATAGATAGATTCTATATCAACGGGACATTTACTTTTCAAGGATTCTCCTAATTTTCAGAAACAAATGATTCGATAAGTTCTGCTATAGCTTTATTCATGGAAGTTCCACGAGAATAGCAAGCTCCTTTGAATTTATTCCAAAGGTTTTTATCCATATTTGTTATGATTACGTTCTTTTTTGTTTTATTCTGTTCTTGAGTCTCAAGATTTCTCATTATTTAACTGCTCTCCTTTTCCTTTTTTTATATGTAGGGCAATTTAAGTAATTACCCCACATATTGTTATATATTTTATTAATGCTTAAGTTAATAAACAACATTTATTTTAAAATAACCTCCTAATGAAATCATAAAAAATAAATAATACCATTAATCCTAATACTAATTCTGTCATTTTACCTCCTTAACTTTTTTCTTTGGTATATAATGCGACCCAAATGTTTCTATAAACATATCCATTATCTCATCATTTGGAATCTCCATATATGGCTTAGTTCCGAATAATAATATTTCTTGTATATCTCTATACGTCATGTCTTCTGCTTCTCTAAAAGATAACATATTCTTCATTTCTGCGTAATCTGGTACCTTCATTTTACCTCCTGTATTTTATGTATTAATTTTAATGATTCGTTTATCTCTTCTTCAAAGCCATCAGTTATAGCTCTTAGCCCGTCTAAAACTTCTCGTTCTTCGGGTACAGAATAATCAAGAATATTGTTTATATCCATAAAAATATCTTTATAGTCTGAGACAATATCATGATAAGCTTCGACTTCATCTGTAATCATCTTTTTTTGTTTTTTATTCATCATTTTTCTCCTTAAGGGTTTTTACTTGTTTTTGTAGTTTTTCATGTTTCTTTTTCAGTTCTTCGTGGTCATTACGCAATGATTTAAACTTAAACTGTAAGTCTTTAATTTCATTACTAAAATATGAAGTTCTTGCGTCCATTATTCTTCTTCCTCTTCTTCTTTTATAAATTCAACATTCACATTATCAAATGTCCACATAAATGGCTCTCTACCATAATGAACTAATTCCTGGAACATTCTTATATCTTCTTCTGTTATAGGTATTTGTATTGACTTGTAATCCATTACTTTCTCCTTTCGTATGTTTCTTCATTATAAATTTCATTAATTGCTTTTGTTGTGTCTGCATTATAGCTGTATAAACCAAAACATTCTCCATTAGATAAATCTTTATTATGGTAAAAGTAACTATCCATTAATTGTTTTAATGTTTCTCCTTTATCTTGGCTTATAACCTCTTTTATAATGCCTGTAATATGCTCATCTTCTGTATTTTTAAATTCAATATCTTCAATTACAATGTCTTTACCTTTAAATCTATCGTAAACTGAATATTTATTACCAAAATGTGAAAATGTGCAAATTAATTGATATAATTTCATTTTTTCCTCCCATATGCTTCTTCAATATGTGACGACCCCATATCAAAGCTTGCTTCTTTATAATATTTTTTAGGTATTATGATTATACATTTGTCATCTATATAATCTTTAATTAGCTCTAAGTCTTCTCCCGATATAGCCACTAATCCGCTCTCTTTTAGCCATTCTGATAATTTATTAATATCCATTTATGCTCCTTTTCTTAGTATTATCCAAAGGCTTAGACACAATATGCCTACTACCTTTAGTATTATCGTTATTATTAAATCTATTGCATACATAGCTTCAAATGTAATATCACTCATTTATTTCCCCCTCCTATATTTAAATTCAAAATCATCTATGTCTTCAATACAAGAACATATTTTTTCTTCATGTTCATCATCATACTCATCACAACAAACTATATTCTCGTATCTTTCTTTGTTATTTTCTTCTAACCATTTTTGCGGATTATCTGTTGTTCCACAATAGTCTACTGCTCCTGTTATATGTCTATAATAAATATCAAATTCCATTTTTACTCCTTTTCCTTTCTTCTGTTTTTAAGAATTTAAGCCTCTGCTTTTTATTCATTTTGTCAAATTTTACTCTCTCTTTTACATCTGAACATCTGATTATCCAATGGTACCATAATAATTGGTAGTCCATCTCATCTACGAGTTCAGACATTTTTTCGCCTGTTGTTTTCATTTTGTTATCCTCTCTTTCAAAAACTCTATTAACCAATCATCATAATCAATGTGTTCGTTGGCTATATATTCTTCTGCTATACCTCTATCTGATTCTGTTGTATTCCATAGTATAAAATTATCTATTACACTAATTAACAGCTCTTCAAACTTTGTAAAAGGTTCTCCTTTAATTTTTGGTGGATAAAAGTCTATAATATCATCACATTCTTCTATATCCCATTTATTCCAACCGTCTAAATTATCATCAGTTAGTGCTTTTTCTTTTGCTTCAATATCATTTTCTGCTTCTACAAAAATTGATATTGTTTGATGTACTCTGTATTTCTTCATTTTCTATCTCCCTTCTATTAACCAATTATGATTGTCTTCTTCTATCCAACCTATTGCTTGTGCATATTTTCTTAATTCAAGATATGAAAACATAGGAACATCAAGCAGTGAAGTAACTTCAGTCCATTCTTTTGTGTCCATAGTTTGTGTTGCTCTTTTTACCCACAATCCATAATCTGTTCCATGATATACAAACGCATATAACATTTTATTTGAATAGATTAGCTTCTTTGGCTCACTATCCCAATCTATATCGTTTAGTATACCCCTATCATCTAAAGCTTCACTTTTCTTGTATTCTGATATACGCATCTGTTGCTCATACTTGTAGATTTTTGACCAATCTGTATTATCCATAATGGTCTGATAATCTTCTTGTTCTTCTTTATTTTCTTTCGGCATATGAAATATTAGTTCTTTATTTTTCATTTAATCGCTCTCTTTCTTTGTTTTTTTGTAATTTCGCCAACTTGCTCTAACAACATAGATTCTAATTCTACCCATATTTCTTGTTGCAAGTATAATTGCATTGCTTGTCTTAATGGCTCTCTATCTTCTTCTTCTGATGCAAACCATTCAATAAAATTAATTATTATTAACTCTCTTATCTCGTACTGATTTCCAACTATTTCATTATTATATTTACTCATTTGGCTCTATATTCCTTTCTAAAAATTGCTTACAATAAATGATTCTTTGTCAATTGGTATTACTATTGTATCGTTTTCAACATCTTCAATACATTTATATTCCATATGGCTATGCTCATCTTGGAATATTTTAAAATTATCATATTCTGTATATTCACAACAAAGACCAATCACATCAAATTCTATCTCTTCGCCCATTTCTGATTCTAATTGTTCTAAATATTCAAAGAGTGCTACTAAGCCCTCATATGAAAATTGTTCGCCTCTTCCGATTCTTTTAAATGCACTTTCAAAATCATTTAAAGTTACTGTTAATTTCATCTACTTATCCTCTATTTTGATATTAATTGCCCATTGCACAGACCTCATAGTATCTATTGCATCATTAATTATTATTTTTCCCTCTGCATAATCTATTGAATCATAATATGTATTTAATGAATCAATAGTCTCTTCTAATGCGTTTAACATTTCTTTCTTTTCCATACTATTCTTCCTCTCTGATTTTATGATAACCAATAGAATCTTTTTTCAATTCAAATATTTCATTATAGTCTATATGTTCATTGTCTATATATTCTTCTGCTATTTCTCTATTACTTTCTGTTGAATACCATAAAAAAAAGTTTTCTATTACATCAACAAGTCTTTCCTCTACTTCTGTTTTTTTCTTTTCCATACTATTTTTCCTCACTTTCACAATAACATTCTTCTTTTTCTTCTTCACAATCTTCACAAGCTTCTACCTCAATTTCTTCTACATCAAGTGGAGACCAAAACTCTAAACAAAAACTATTCCAACATTCTATGTCCCCACAGATATATGTTGTATAAGGAGTTTCTGATATTTCTGTTTCTGTTGCATCTTGCCCACAACCATATGCACATCTATATCCTGTTGCACAATCGCCATTTATTACTTTCTTTTGTATAACCATTATTTGCCTACCTCTCTGTATTTATCTAACTCTTTATCATTATTGTATAGAGTAAGGTATTGACTACTTTTTGGTAACATCATTGTATCGCCTCTTAATGTACCATAAATATCGTGATTCCACACACCAACTACCTCTATCTCTTCAAAGTTAAAAACATTGCCTTTTTCGTATGATTGTGTTAATCCTAACAATGCTTCTACACCCTCAAGTTTATGGTTAACTACATATTCAGTAAATATCCAATCAAGTAAATCTTTTTTAGACATTGCTTCCATATGTTTATTTTTAGTAAGATATTTTTCTAACCCCTCACTAAACTCTTCTCTCATTTTCTCTATGTTCTTTTCCATTTTTTTTCCTTTTTCTTTTTCTTTGTTTTATTTTAAAATTCTTCCCAACCTGTTGTTCCTACACTCATAAATTCTTCTTCAAATTCATCAGTATTATATATTCTAACTACATTTTTTAAACCATTATATAAACATTCTATATCTGATGCTTCATTTTTATCATAGCCTATATAAAGGCATATATATTCATCATCAGTATTATATATCTTATCTTTATTATCTATATAAACTTCATATCCTAATTTATATTTTTTCATTTTTTCCTTTTTCTTTGCGGTTTGTCTCATCAGTAATACAGATAACCACTCTGTATTATATACCCACAATTTATATTGTAGGTATTTCGACATTTATTTTTGTTTTTTTATTGTGCATATAAACATATTATCTATTTTTTTTAAATCTTCTATACTTAGATTATTTATTGCATCTGTATTAATTGCTTTTTCAAATCCAAATACATCTTTTTTTGTTTCTTTCTTTTTCAACTTACACCTCACTTTCTTCAAATATTGATTCATTTCTTATCGCACTAAATATCCATCTTGGTGGTACGCAACCCATAACATCTTTTTCTTCTACTTTGCTATGTCTTTCCATTGATACCATTGCCTGTGCTACACCACACAAAAAGTCTATTTCGCTTGTATTAACACTTTTTCTTATTCTTTCCTTTAAGCAATCTTCCGCTTCTTCTATTATTCTTTTTCTGAGCTGTTTTTTCATATTACTTTCCTTTCCCTTTATATTTTTTTAGATTGTTCCAATTTGCGTGTATATACTCATCTGTTAATGTTACTACAAATGGAAAGAATGAGCCATCAAAGTACTTTATCCAATACGTTCTATCTTTATATACAAATTGTCCTAAATCCGCATCTACTTGCGGAAATTCACTATATTCTGATTGACTTATTAATCCTCTTTTTTCCATTGCTTTTAAAGTTCTTCCATCTTCTACTATTTTCCATTTATTAAAATTTCCTATTATCATATTACTACAAAAAAAACCCGCACAAATTAATATGCGGGCTTTTAGTCCTCTCTTATTTAGTTATTTGTTGTTTCCCAAGCGTTTGATTCACCTGTTTTTGTTGCTTCTTCTACTACTTCTTCTTCTTTTGTTTTACTATCATCTATTGCTTTTTCAATGTCTCTCATAATGCTTTGTGCATCATCAAGATAATCGTTTGCATAGCCTGCACTATCATTTGCGTTATCCGCTTCACATCTTGCGTTGTCTGCATACATACTTGCGTCTTGTGCCGAATTAATCGCACTATTTAAAGTATCTCTAAGACTATTAATATCTTTATCAATATTAAATGCAATTCCACCTTTATCTAAGTCAGTAATTACTTGTACAAGGTTTATTCTTTCAGTCTCTAATTGCTCACATAATGTGTCAATCATTTTACTATCATTTATTAGACCTTGCACGCACTCTCTTACTATTTTATTTTCCATCTTTTCTCGCTTTCTGTTTTTTTATTTTTCAAATAATTGTGTCCCGAAAGACATATAAATATATATTAATTACACATAATAAACAACATAAATAAGTATATTAAAATATATATAAATGTGTTATATTGTAGTGCGAACAAAAACAATAATAAATAATATGGAGAAAAAAATGGATAAAAGAAAATTACAAGCAGTAATTAATAGATTAGAAGATGATATAAATGCTTTAAAATTCATCTTAAAAAAAGAATATAAAGAACGTGATAAAATTGTAACAAATATTAATAGCGATATAGAATATTATGATGAGCAGGTTTGTGAAAATGTAGTAAATTCAAGTATTTATGAAATAGACCTTGAAATAGAATCTACAAAAGGTTGTATAAGTGCAAATGAAGACGTATTAGAAAGACTTGAAATGTTGAAAGAATCAATAAAAGGAGAAAAATAAAATGAATAATAATAAATTAGTTGATAATTTAATATTGAGCTTGAATCAAGAGATAAATGTTTATAAGCATTTATTAAATAAAGAGCTTGATAAGCGTGAAAAGTTAGAGAGTGAAGACATGTATTTTGACGAAACAACGCAAGAAAATGTTATAAGTTCACAATATTATGAGATTGACTTAGAAATAGAGTACTTGAAAGGCTCTATTGGAGTATCACAACATATAATGCAATTAATAAAAGAAAATACAGATAACTTATAAATAAAGAGTATAACAAAAAGGAGTATACAAATGATAGGAACACATAGAACAACAACAACAAACATACCTGTTAATAATGAGCAGTCAAGATTAATAGTTACGTTTCATAATACCGCAGTCGTCCAGGTGGTTAATGATAGATACGTTATATTAAATAGTGGTGGGTGGTTAACACCTACTACTAAACGCAGAATGAATCAAGCTTCAGACGTTTACAGATTAAACTATTTAGTATATCAAAAGGGTTGGGTATGGTATGTGCAAACACCCGAAACGATTACAGAGTTCACAGATAATATTATAATAGATAAAGTTACAGGTAAGATATTGAGTAGACTTCCATAGTTCGCACTATACTAAGCCCGCAATAACCCCACAAAAAAAAGCCCCGACTATAATGGTTGGGGCTTCTCTTTTACTGAAAGTCTGTAAAATATCTACATATGATTATAATGATGTGTTTTTTACATAATTTTCAACCTAATTTAGAGGGGTACACAGGCACAACTATGGGGGGTGGGCAGGTAAAAGAACACTCACACACATTCTAATATTATTTTTAAAAGTTTTCTATTTTTTCCTATTACTATAGTTTAATATAGCTGTTTTGGTGAGTTTTGGGTAGAGACTATCTAATCCCCCTATTATAAATAAAGAGATTAGTCTCAATTCCCATATAGCTGTTTCGGAGCCTGTTCATTATGGTAGGGTAATCTTTTCTGTTACTAGCTCAATTACCTTCGACTTGCTTTTGACTGTGTAACTAATCCCCTTCTAGTAGTCAATTACTATTACTATATGCTAGAAGCGTCTAGCCAACCCATATAGCGCACTAATATTAATACAAATAAATATTGTATGCAATAATTATTAATTGAATGTATATTATTTTAATGGAATTAAAAAAAATAAAAGGTGTAGAACATAGGCTTTATGATAGCCATGAAGAGTTTTGTGCCTTTCAGGGCGCTTTAACGCCTAAAAGTGATTGGCGTGAGTCAAATGAGGGTGATTGGGTTTATACAGACGACCATCATGTAGTACAAATACTTAAGGTATATTACATTACAGTCCCTAATTCCAAAGAAAAGCGTAAGTGTGTGCGCACAATATGTGGTAGTTTTGTCTGTAAACAGAAAAATGCTAAGATATTAGGCGAAAAAGGCGTTGCAGAGAACATTTATACGTTTTCAGGCAATTATGATACGATTAAAAAGATACGTTCAACCAAATTATCCTCTAAAAAGCTATTATTTGCTAAATATGTAGCGGCAGGGATAGATATGGAAGAAGCTTACAGTCGTGTTTACCCAAAAGCTAACGATAAGCAGTATATTAAAAACGCAGCAAACAAATTATTACAACAAAAGAAGGTAATGCAGATGGTTAAAGAAGAAATAGCTCTGGTTTTAAAAGAAGAAGGTGTTACACCAGAGTATCTTATACAAAAATACAAAGATATAGCAGATGTTTCAGAAAGGGACCAAGATAAGCTTAGAAGTCTAGATGCTTTAGCTAAAATGTCTGGTTTATTTGAAACAGAAAAAAAACGTGAAGAGTTAACTGTATGGGCTGGTTTTAGTCCTGAACAACTGGAGGCGATTAAAGGTGGCAAAACAGAAGTACTTGCACATAAAGAAAAAGAGTGACATATCTGATAAATTAGACCCTTGTCCCGTATGTGAAAAAAACTTATATTATGATGAAGATTGTAGTAAAAGAATTGGTGTAATAGAGCCTGATGGTGAAATAGAATCATGGAAATGTCCAGCATGTAAATCAGAATTTGATTTAAATGATAATATTTTGTATATTTATGGCAGCGAAATAGAAGGTGGACAAGCGTGAAGACTAAAGATGCAAGATTAAGAAGAGCAGGAGTAAGTGGTTATAACAAACCTAAACGTACACCTGGGCATCCTAAAAAATCACATATCGTAGTTGCTAAAGAAGGAACTAAAATTAAAACTATAAGATTTGGCCAACAAGGTGTAAAAACCGCTGGCAAGCCTAAAGCAGGTGAATCGCAACGTCAAAAAAATAGGAGGAAGTCTTTTAAAGCTAGACATGGCAAAAATATAGCAAAAGGTAAAATGTCAGCAGCTTATTGGGCTAATAAAGAAAAATGGTAAAGAAAAAGAAACCAGGGTTATATGCTAACATAAATGCTAAACGCAGAAGAATACAAGCGGGTAGTGGTGAAAAAATGCGTAAACCAGGTACAAAAGGCGCACCTACAGCTAAAGCATTTAAAAGGTCGGCTAAGACAGCCAAAAAAAGAAAATGATAGATAAAAAGATTTCAATAGGGTCATTACTAACAATAGCATCAGTTTTAATAGGTGCGGCAATATCTTATGGTATTAACTCTAATAAAGTAGAAAATATTAACACTGAGCAGCTAAAAGTAGTTAAACGAGTACAATCTAACGAAGAAAGTATAGTTAATTTAAAAGTTAGCGTTGCAAAGATAGAAACGCAGCTAGATAACAGATTTGATAGACTTGAAGATATATTAATGGATTTAGAATAATGGTTATAGATAATCCTAATAATACTATTGTTTCTAGGAAACAAAGCTCTGGCGAATCTTTAGCTTACTTATTACCTAATGAGGGATATAGAGAGATAGGACTTTTACCATCATTATTGTTGTCTGTGCTAGGAAGTGCTTCTAGAGGTAAACAGGATGAAAATATATATGATAGTAAAATGGATGCTGAAAAAAAAATAATTAAATATAGATATGATGTTGATATTCCGTCTGATAAAAAAAATACAAATTATACTAAAGATATTCTTACAAGCCTTATAAATAACTATATAGAAATACCTATTGGGAAATCTGGGTATATTAATCCTATTTTTTTAAGTCCAGATATTAGCTCTATACCAAATCAAAGTTTTGATGCTTTAGAAGAGTTTGATGCTAGTTTTATTGATTACAGGCCAACTCCTGTAGATTTTGGAATTAGTTATACATATAATTTAAAATGATAGTATCTAAGTTTGTAATAAACGCTATAGCAACCAAACTAACTAAACATTTTAGTTTAGATAAAGTTATGTCTTATGTTTTTGATGATAATGAATTAGATGTAAAAATGAACGAAGTAGAGAAGCGCCTTAATTTATTAGAAAAAATGGCACATCTACCTAAAAATATTAAGTGTAAGTGCAATAAGGAGTAATAATGCCAAAATTTGGAAGTAGGTCAAGAAAAAACCTTGCAACATGTGATGAAGATTTACAAGATTTATTCAACGAAGTTATTAAACACGTTGATTGTTCTGTTATTGAAGGACATCGAAGTAAAGAAAGGCAAAACAAATTATATGAAGAAGGGAAAACTAAAGTACAATACCCAAATGGTCGTCATAATGCTAGTCCTAGTAGGGCTGCTGATGTTGTTCCCTATCCTATTGATTGGAATGATAGAGAGCGTTTCCACCTTTTTGCTGGCTTTGTCCTGGGCATTGCTCAGTCTATGGAAATAAATATTCGCTGGGGAGGCGATTGGAACAAGAATTTTGAGGTAGATGATAATAATTTTGATGATTTCCCTCATTTTGAACTTATAAAGGATTTTTAATATGAATAGCAAAATTAAACAAGGTGGCTATAATTATGAAGACTTTAAATCTCAACCGCTTCGTGAGCGTGGATTTTTAGAGTCTTTAGTTAATTATTTAGGCTATGGCGTATCTCAAAGCGAAATAGGTGGTGCGCATGAGGATATAGATAAATTAATAGAAAATGCTGACCCTAATGCTAAAATAGCAAGATTAGCAAGAATATCACAAGGAAGAGACATTGAAGACTTGTTTAGAGTATTGAACCCAGATAGTACTGTAAAAGTTGTATCTAGCACAGCTGACAGATATTATGATGATGATAGGTATGGAAGTATTAATGAAGCAACTTATACTAAAGCAGCACAAAGTTTGTTAAATAATCCAGAATCTAAAGGTATGGACAAAAACTTAGCATCTTTTTTACTGGCAGCAGCAAGGAATAATCCTTATAACCCTTAATGGCTAATTTAAATCTTAATGGCAATGTTAGTAAAAATGAAGAAGCTCTTCACTTAGCATACAGTAATTTAATTACATTTGGTAAGTTATTTAGTCCACAAGACTTTTTAGCATCAGCAACTCCTGGTTTTCATAGAGAAGTTGGTGAATTATTTTTAAATCCAAAAAAACAACAATTAGCACTAGTTTTACCTAGAGACCATGCAAAATCCACTTTAGCGGCCACTGCTATTATGCATAAGTTCTTATTTGCAACAAAAGAAGAGCCACAGTTTATAGCGTGGGTAGGTGAAGCACAAGACCAGGCTGTAGATAACATTTCATGGATTCAAAATCATATTTACAGTAATCCAGCTATACATTACTACTTTGGAGACTTAGAAGGTGATAAATGGACTAAAACAGAATTTACATTAAAAAATGGCTGTAGAATGATTGGTAAAGGTGCTTCGCAAAGATTAAGGGGTAAAAAGCAAAATTCTACAAGATATACTGGAATTGTGCTTGATGACTTTGAATCAGAGTTAAATACGAAAACTCCTGATTCTAGAAGACAAATTAAAGAATGGGTGACAGCTGCAGTATATCCAGCTATCGATTTTGATAAAAAAGGGTTTTTGTGGTGTAATGGGACTATTGTTCATTATGATAGCTTTTTAAATGGATTGGTTACAAAACATCAAGAATGTCAAAAAACAGGCGAAGAATTTGCTTGGGAGGTGTTTACTAGAAAAGCTCTTGAAGATGGTAAGCCTATTTGGCCATCAAGATGGCCTGTTAAGAAATTAGAAGAAAGAAAACAGTTTTATATAGATTCAGGGACACCAGCTAAATTCTATCAAGAGTATATGAATCAAGCTAAATCACCTGAAGACCAAATATTTAGCGAGGAAGATATAAATAATGCGCAGTATAAAGGATATGCTAGATTTGACCAAGAATACGATTCATGGTACATTAAACTCGATGATGGCAGAAAAGAGTACGTTAATATATACATTGGTGTTGACCCTGCCTCAACAGTTGGTTCTAGGAACGACTATAGTGTTATTATGGTTATTGGCGTTACTGATAGCTTTGATTACTATGTTATTGAATATTGGAGGGAACGAGTTTTACCAATGGACTGTGCTGACAAGATATTTGAAATTACAAAACGATACAAACCGATACGAAGAATAAACATAGAAACTATTGCATACCAAGAAATGCTGAGAGACTATGTTATGAAACGTAGTAAAGCAGAAGGAATGTTTTTACCAGGTATCGAAAAAGGTATTAAAAATTACAATCAAAAGAAAAAGGATAGATTATTCGAAGGTTTACAACCAATGTTTAAAGCAGGCGCTGTACACATAAAAAAAGAAATGCATGAATTTATAGGTGAATTGCTTGATTTTCCAAAAGGAAGTCATGATGATACTATAGATGCATTTTGGCTTGCTACTCAATATGCTAAGGGCCAACCCAAGCTAAAGAAAAAGACTAAAAATAAATCTGGCGTGTGGGCAAAACCAAAAAAAGCATATAATTGGTTGACTGGAGCCAGAAAGTAATGCTATATTATACACTATGATACAAGAAGATTTAAGGGTAAAAGAGATAAATGAACTGTTTGACAGGTGGAGAGATGCCAGAAAAGACTGGGATGTAGCTGCCAGAGAAGATATTGACTTTTATCTAGGTAACCATTTTTCAGCGGAAGAGCTTGATGAGCTTGATTCACGAAACCAATCATCTATGCCGATGGATAGGCTATATGCTGCTATTGAACAGTTTAAAGCTATTATTACATCTAAGCAGCCTAAGTTTAGTGCTATTGGTAGGGAAGACTCTGACAGTAGACTAGCAAGCGTTTGGAAAACTATATTAGAGTATGTTTGGGATAAATCGGATGGTGATGAAGTTTTTAAACAAGTAGTACATGATTACGCTGTTACAGGTTTAGGTTATTTTTATGCATACTTAGATAGAGATGCTGATTTTGGTAGAGGTGAAGTTAAATTTACATATGTAGACCCTTTTAGAGTTTATGTTGACCCTAATTCAAGACACAAATATTTTGATGATGCTTCAGGTATTATTGTATCAACTATATTAACTAGACAACAGTTAATAGATTTATACCCACAAATGAGTCAACCAATTAGCGAAGACTCAGAAAAATTATTAATAGATGAAATAGCAACATTTAATAAAGAGGAGGATTATCCTGATGCAACTAATAAAACAACTATGGAAAGCTTTACACCAGATAATACAAAAGATAAAGACTATCATATCGAAAAGTATAGACTTCTTGAACATTACAAAAAGGTAAGAGTTCCGTATTATAGAGTTGTAGATGCCAGAAGTGGCGATGAAAGAATTATGACTCAAGAACAATTTTCTGTTATGGCAGAGGATAGAGATTTTGCAGCAGCAATTGAAGCTGGTTTAATAGATTTTGTAGAAGTTACACAACCAAGAATTAAATTAACATGTACTGTTGGTCAAATAGTTTTATATGAGATGATATGCGATACAGATATATATCCTGTTATACCAGCACCAAACATTTGGACTAACACTCCATACCCAATGAGTGATGTTAGAAAGAATAAAGCGTTTCAAAGGTTCCTCAACAAGACGGTTTCCCTCATTACATCACACGCACAAGCTTCAGCAGGTTTGAAGCTCTTAGTTCCTCAAGGTAGTGTTAGTGATATTGAAGAGTTAGAAAGAGATTGGGCTAACCCTAACGCTACTATCGAATATGACCCATCTTTTGGGGAACCTCATTTTCCATCACCTCAACCATTATCAGGTAGTATTTTAACATTACCTAAGATGATTGAAGGTTATATTGATTTAAATATGGGTATTTTTGAAATGATGCAAGGTAGTAGTGATGCAGCGCCAAGAACTTACTCAGCTACAATGATGATGGAGAATGTTGGGCAAAGACGTTCAAAATCTAAATTAAGAGATATTGAAGGGTCAATGAAGAGATTAGGCCAAGTTGTATATAATATGGCTAGACAACATTATAGATTTAAAAAGACATTTAGAATAGTACAACCTAACAATGATATAAATGAGTTTACAGTAAACGCTCGTTTATATGATGACAAAACTAACGAACTACAATCAATAGAAAATGATATAACAGTAGGTCAGTTTGATATACGAATACTTGGAGGCTCTACACTACCTTCTAATAAATATGGAGAGTTTCAACTGTATATGGAAGCTTACCAAGCTGGTTTAATAGATAGGGTAGAAGCATTGAAGAAAACAGAAATATTCGATAAACAAGGGGTATTGCAAAGAACTGACGAAGTTAGTAAATTACAAGGTATGTTACAGCAAGCACAAGAGCAGCTTAAAAAATTAGGTGGCGACTTACAAACTGCAGACAGAGAAAGTGTTGCAGCTAGAAAACGTACAGAAGTAGAAAAATTCAAAAGCCAATTGGCAGAGCAAAAATATGAGTCTCGTGCCGCTAATAAGTTGGCAACTGGTAGACTAAAAGATGCGGTTAAACTAGAGTCAGAGAAATTACGAGATAATACTCGTGGTCAAACTCAAAAAGGACAACAGAAATCGCAGGAAGGAAATACAACTAATGAATAACGCATATGAAGACGGACATCAAGAAGGTGAAACCGTTGATAATGTAGGGCAAGACGATAACGCAAATACGCAAGAGGGTTCTGGAAACTGGGAAGACCAAGCAAAATACTTCCAAAGTGAAAAGGATAAACTCGCAGCGGAAAACTCTAAACTAAAGCAATATGAAAAAATAGGGCAATTATTGGAATCACGTCCAGATATAACCCAAACTATAACTGGTATGGTACAAGGACAAGGTCAACCAACACAACCTCAACGTATTGAATTAGATAAAGATGAATTTGACCCATGGGAAGCCTATAATGACCCTCAGTCTAAATCGTACAAGTTCAGACAACAAGAATTACAGGACTCTATTAATGGAGCTGTCAACCAACAAATGCAAGGATTACAAAGAAATCAAGGCGAAATGCAATTAAAGACCGAACTACAACAAAGAGGCTTAGGCCCAGAAGAAGTAGACTCTTTTATGAATTTTGCAGCTCAAAATCCTGCTGAGTATGGTGTTGATGGTGCTATTAAAATGTGGAGAGCTGTTGTTGAGTCTGGAGACAATCAGCAAGTAGAAAGACCACTTGATGGTGTTCGTCAAACGCAGGGTACACCTGCACAAGGTGGAGTATTACAAGGTCAAGCACCTCAAACTCCTAAAAATGACGTAGACTCTATATGGGATGGTGTTATGCAGGCTGGTGGACGTACGAAAGTATTGTAAACATAAATGTATAAACAAGGAGAAATAAATGCCTACTTATAATGGTGGACAAGTAAAATTTGGTACTCCTGGGGGTAATACTACAGATAGTGCAAATTTAAGCACAAGAAGACTGTACGACTTTAGTGATAGAGTTGCAGAGTTAAGCCCAGAAGAATCGCCATTTTTTGTATACTTGTCAAAAGTTGGAAAAGTCCCAACATCGGATAGTCAATTCCGATTTTTAGAAGATAGAACAAAAATAGCAATGACTGATAGAAGTTTTTTGCATGCAGGAGGAGGTACTGTAAATCTTGTAGCTGAAGGCGGAACTATGGAAATGAGTTTTGACACAGTTGGAGGAGCATCAGTAGATTGGTTGGTTCCAGGAATGATGGTTGCAATTTCATTAAATGCTACAGCATCAGGTACAACACCTTCATACGGAACTGTTAGAATTAACTCAGTTACAGATGCAGGTGCAACAACAACATGCAATATTACTTCGGTATCTACTGTTGGTGGTGCTGCAATGGCTATAACTGATAATGCTCAATGTACAGTAATTGGTACTTCATTTGGTGAAGGTTCAGGCGCTCCAGACGTATGGTCAGAAGAGCTTGATAATGGATTTGGTTATACTCAAATCTTTAAAACAGCTTGTGAAATGTCTAATACTGCTAGAGCAACAGTTTATCGTGGTTACGCTGATGAATGGCAAAGAATATGGAATCTTAAATTAAGAGAACATAAAATTGACATTGAAAGAGCAATGTTGTTTGGTCAGCAAGCTTCAAGAAGCGGAGTTCAATATACTGATGGTGTTATTGGTCAAATAATAAGAAATTCTACAGTTGAAGGTGGTGGCGGACAGTTATCATATACAACTGATAAATCTTATTATAAATCAAATACAGCAGCTCAATGGACTTATGATGATTTACTTACTGACTTTGAAGTAATATTTGACCCTGCAAGAGGAGGAAGTTCTTCTAAGTTAGGGTTAGCTTCATTACCAGTAATGTCTCATTTTAATAAAATGGGAGATGGTGGTTTTATTGACAGCTCAACTCTTGACACTCAATCTCAATATATGATTGAAAGAGCGCAAGGAACATTTGGTCATAAAGTTATGAAAATAGACACTATACATGGAGATTTAACTTTGGTTAAAGAACCATTGTTTAGAGGTTTTGCAGCTGGATTTCTTGGTTTAGTTGATTTAGACCACGTTTCATATAGACCTCTAATTGGTAATGGTATGAATAGAGATACTTCTATTACAACCAATGTGCAACAAGCAGATGAAGATTTACGAAAAGATATGATTCTTACAGAAGCAGGTCTTGAAGTAACTTTACCTGAAACACATGCACTTATCAATCTGGAAGGAGTTAACTAATATGAGAAGTGATATATTAAATGCTAACAGCAATTCTTTTGGAGAGCTTGGTTTATCTGATAACGCTAAACTTGATGTTTATGTAGCTCATATTACTGTAGCTAACGGTGCAACAACAGGCAAAGAAAGTGCAATTGGTATGCCTAATAATTTTGTACCAATGGCAGTAGCAGTTACAGCTTTAAATGCTAGTACAAATACTACAAATCTAGTTGACGTTGGAGACGATGGCGACACTGATGGGTATGTGGATGGTGCAGCATTAGCTTGCGGTCAAAGCGCAGGTTTTAAAGGCTTGTTAAGATGCAATGGCGCTTTAATTAGTTCTGAAAATGCAGCGGATGAAGTAGAAATTGTTGTTTCTGCTGACCCAGGTGCTGCTACATTAGAGTTAAAGCTAGAAATCATTGGAATAGCTCAAAAATCATAACCAAATAAATAAGGTTAAATAGTTTTGTAGAACTATGGGGTAAATCATATAAAAGGTTTACCCCGAATCTACTAAGAATTTTTTAAAATAGTACGTTCATGCTCTGGCAGAGCTTTAAGTACACTCAAACAAGGAGGATAAAATGCCAACATCAAGTCTTAATAAACTTACAGTCGTAGAAGCACAAAATGCTGCTTTAGGTCAGGCTGGAGCTATAGTTGAAACTGGAACTAATGCAATTACAGGAAAAAGTATTGTAGCTATTCAATTTATAGAAGATACAGTATTTTCAGTTTTAACACCAGCAGACACTACAAATGGGTATGGTGTACCCGCAGCTAATGGAGATACATTAGCATCTGTAACATTACCAGCAGGAATGACAATATATGGTAGGTGGACTGCATTTACATTGGCATCTGGTAAAGTAATAGCTTATATAGGTTAATATGCCTTTAGGATTAGGTAGTAACTTATCAAGAGCAATTTCTAAACCTATAACACCTGGTATAGTAACAGATAACCTCGTACTAAAACATAACTATAATGCAGGCAGTGTAGTACCTTGTAGTGATGGTGCTGCATTTTTTGATGGTACTGATGATTATATAGAATGTGGAACTACAAACTTAAATCCAAATTCTATTACAGCTGCCGCATGGGTTCGACTTCCTGGAGAGGCTCCAACTGATAGTTATCTTAGAATAGTAGTAGGAGATGGTGATGAAAAGTCTTGGCATTTAAGATACGACAAATCAGGTGGTAGATTTGTTGGAAGATTTTCTGTTAATGGCTCGGATATAGAACTTTGCTCGACAGATTCAACGTATACAGACTATAGCAAATGGTATTACGTTGCTGTTAATTATAACTCTTCAAATGGAGAATGTAAAATATATGTAGACGGTGTTCATGATGGTACTGATAGTGGTGGTATTACAGGAAATCTACATGTACCAAGCACACCTGTTGTAAGAATTGGTCAAGAAACTAATGCAACTACTAATAATTGGGATGGATATATATGTAATGTAGGTATATGGTCATCAGTATTAACACAACCACAAATTAAATCTATAATGAACAAGAATTATGCTGGATTAACATCTAGCGAAAAAACAAATTTAGTATCATGGTGGAATCTTAGCGCAGATGCTAATGATTCACATGGCTCAAATAATGGGACACTTTCATAATGCCAGCTACAATACAAAATATATTAAAACCAACACGAGCTAGAGGATTAGATACTTCTGGTAACAACAATCATGCACAAATATATTCAGGTAGAGCATTAGAGTTTGATGGTGTTACTGATTATTTAGATACAGGAATGACTGAATTAACTTCAAATGGTAAATTTACTATTGCTGGATGGTTTTACATTAATAAAACTAATAGTTCTGATGCTACAATTTGGAGTATAGCTGATTGGGAAACTTCTTCTATTAGAGGTATAGTTATGAGAATTAGTAGTAGTGATTTAAAAATACAAATAGGAAAAGCTGGTAGTAGCACATATTCTGCTCAATTAATTATAGATAATAGTGATAATGACGAATTTCAAGGATTATGGAATAGTTGGCATCGTTATGTTGTTACAGTAGATAGTGACGCATCTGGAGATACTAATTCTACATATAGAACTTTAAATTGTTATGTTGATGGTGTTTTAGTTGCTAATGAAGATTTTGATAATACACCTAATCACTTTCAATCGGAAAATGGAAAAACATTTAAAATAGGTAAAGGAGATGTAAACGCAGGTACTTCTTATGCTTCTATGAAAGCATCTGATGTTCAATTTTGGGATAAAGTGTGGACACAAGATGATGTAACCTATGATTATCTTAACCCAGAACAATTAGCATTAAATAGAGGTGGTAACACTGTAACAGGTGTAGGTACACAGTTAACTGAATCTAATCTTAAACTATGGTACCCAATGAATGAAGGTCATAGAGGTGACCAATATTTTATAAGTGACGCTTCTAGTGTAGGTCTTGGTGAAAATATTGTTGATGAAGCAGTATCTACAGGAGATAGTGTATCTGGATTACAAGATTTTGGAGATACCGCCTTATCTGTAGAAGATGGAGCGATAAAAGTTCTTTACAATACTCATGCAAGTGGTATGTATTTTTATTTAAGAGATACTAATATTCTTACTAAAGACTTAGTTGTAGGCAGAACTTATAAAATAACTCTTAGAGCAAAAATGTCTGATAGTCAAGTAACTTTTAAGATACAAGGAGCAACTCCATCTTTTATAGGAGACACTCTAACATCTACAGAATATGTGGAAACTAGTTTAATTTTTAAAGCAACCTCACCAACAGGTCATTACTTTTTTACTCATTTTGATGATGCTGGAAGTCGAGTTTCAGGACAAACAGCTTTGTATATAGACTCTATGACTGTCAAGCCAATCAATGGAACAAACAACGCAACAACTGTATTTTATGGTGAAGAGCAAATAACTGATTCTAAAAATAGAGACTTTGGTTCATCTAGCGATTGGGCTGTTTTGAATATTGCAGGTGGAAGTTTAACTGAACCATCTAATAAATTACAAATAGTAACATCGACAGATGAAGAAAGTGAAGGTGCGCAATTAGCTATAGCTGAGTTTACAACTCCTGTTATTGGGAGAACATATAGAATTTCAGCAACAATGCAACAAACATCGGGTGCTACTACTCCTCAAATAGGATTTCAATATGCAGGGACTGGAAGTTCTTATTTTAATATATCAGCATCTGCTGTTACTTACACTAAAGATATAGTGGCAGTAAATACTACGGGAAATCTTAAAATTTTTAATACTTCTAGTGCTAGTTCTACTACTTTTACAATAGACGATGTATCAGTTAAAGAAGTAGGTATAGCAACAGGATGGACAGATGCAGACCAACAACTTGATATACCTCAAACAGCATTACAGTCTTATAATGAGTTAGGTTGGAATAACCAAGCTAGTTCAACTCCAGCCAAAGTAAATGCATTTACTCCTGATTTAGGAACAGGTAATTTTTCTATATCTTTTTGTATGCTTGATAAAGATGTATCAACAAATACAAGATTTATGGCTATGAATCATTCAAGTAATGCAGGAAGATTTATTTTTCAACAAAATGCTGGTAGATTAAAGCTTTATGCAAATACCTTTAGCGACCCTTCAGACTCAGGAACAACTCAAGCTGTAGGATATAGTGCGATAAGTAGTTATTGTCTTTCTTCAGGTAAATGGCATCATGTTGTAGCCTCTTTTGATAGAAGTGCTGACCTTGTTAAGTGTTATGTAGATGGAGTATATCAAGATACTGACCTTGATATTTCTTCATTAACTGGAAGTTTTAATGCTGGTTCAGAATTTAATTTCTATAATTATACCGATTATTTACAAGGAAGTGTAACTGAAATAGCTATGTGGAAAGGTGTTGTATTAGATGCTGATGATGCAGCAGAGCTTTATAATGAAGGTAAAATATTAGACGCTTTAACCCATAGTAAAACTTCTTACTTGTTAAACTATTGGAGAAATACTGGTTTAGGATTATGGCAAGACTTAAAAGGTTCAGCACATATCACACATAATAATATGACAAATACAATGCTTATTACAGCAGGTGTAGACAGTTCAAGAGATTCACAAGGGTTCTTGATGAACAGACAAAAACTTACTAATAGTTTGAATTTTCCAAAAGGTGGTTCAAGAGGAGATGCTTCAATATACGATGAAGCAGCTGTAGTTCAAGATAGTTCTACATTAGATATAACAGGAGATTTTACAATAAGTTTTTGGGTGAAATTTAAAGAGCATGCTACTTCTAGCACAAGATATAATTTAATTATGAAAAAAGTATCTTGGGATGGAAATGGTTTTGGTATACATCAACATACTGGCAAATCAATGCTAGTTGAATATGCTTATAATGGTAGTAGTGGTAATCAGCAATATAGTTCTGGAAGTAACAGTATAGATACTTTAGATGTATGGTATCATGTTTGCTTTACTCACGAAGATTCAGTTAAAGATGCTTGGTATGTTACAAAAAGTACTAGTGCTACCTTAACTAATACCGCCAATAATACTACTGCTGCTGATGATGGTGGAGTTTTACCTTCAGTAGGTACAAATGATTATCCTTTAGTTATTGGTCAAGGAGTAGGTGGAGGACAAGCTAGTTCTACTGACAATATATTTCCTGGAGAGATTGATGATATATGTATTTATAACGGTAAAGCTTTAACAGATAAAGAAGTATTAAGAAATTTTAACGCAGGTAAAAGGAGTCACAGATAATGGCACATTATGAAATGTATTATTGTATACCTAGCAGTGCATTTAATAGTGCTGTAGGTGACAAAATAAAAGGGTTATACCCTATAGTAGAATCAGTTAATGAAGAAACTGAAGAAGTAACTTATATGTCAGCACCTACATGGACTGATATTATAATGGCAGGTAAAGTAGGACCACCTAGATATTCACACGATAAGTCTTATGTTATTATCAAAGGTGAATGGTCTTTAAAAGATGGTGTACTATCAGAACTTATAGCACTAGGTGATGGAGTAGCTTATCCTAACTTTAGTGTATTAACTAAAACAGAAGCACAAACACTAGTAGCAAGTTCTACTTTTACAGGTGAATAATATGATTAAAATAATTGGGAGAACTAAAATATAATGGCTATATTTATATACTGTGAAGACTGTAAAAAAACGGTAGAACCAGGCAGTTGTAAACATAAAAAAACATTTAATCAAACTCGTGGAGACATAAGTAAATACATAAACATGAGAAAAACTTGGAGTGGACAAACTCAAGTAGAGTTTAGTACAAAAACAATGGACCAAGATATAGCAGATAGGAATAGTAGATAGTGGCAACATTTAATGCACAAATAAATGATTATGTTGGAAGTTTTTCTGATACAGATGCTATGGAGCAATTTTTAAGAGATGGATTAAAACAGCTGTATAATATTCTTCCCCCTGAAAAGCTATTAGAATGTGTTACTCATACAGAACTTAATAACTCACCGTCTACTTTAGCTTTAAATACAGTAACTATTGGACCAGTATTATCAGTTACAAGAAAAGATTCAAAAGGATTTAATCAAATATGTAGGCAGGTGTCTCCTGTAATGGCTTCAAGAGTTACTGATACAAGTGATTTAATGCATGCAAAAGAAACAGACCCTGTATATTTTGTTAAAAACTCAGTTTTAAATGTTTATCCAGACCCTACAGCAAGTCAAACTGCAGAAGTATTATATTTACCACTTACTCAAATAGCTAATGGAGATAGTGCTGTAGCTAATTTATCTAATGATATGGAATATATAGTTGTATTGTATGCAGCAATAAAATGTGCTGAAAGTTTGTTAGCCACAGAAGAAGACACAGAATTATATGTACCAATGATAACATCATTAAAACAAGATTATGTTCAAGCACTACAAATGATGGGTGTTCAAAAAGCGCAAGCCCCTAGACAAGCTATGCCAAATACAACAGGCGGAGGTAGAGATGAAGGTTAAAGATTTAATACAACAAGTAGAATACACAATGGGAAGGCAACCCGAACAGTATATGTTGCAACTTATAAATGACGCATTAATGGATATGTCAGGTAAAGTACAATATTATACTACAGAAAAAATACAAAATTTAAATTCAAAACAAAGATGGTACAAATTAGATGACTCTGTTGTAGATATTACAAGAGTTGAGATTTTAGACAATAACGATAGATATGTGAAAGTACCATTGTTAGCAGATTCACATAAATTATTAAAGGATGATACAGACGAAACGTCTGATTCATTAAAATAGGAGTAAAAAATGGCAAGTACAGTAACAGCCTCAACAATGACAGTTACAATATCTGAGTCAATAACACTAAATGGTAAAAATCAAGGTGGTACACAAACTTTATCAATTCCTTCTATAGCAACAGTATCAAGAAGAATTATTGATGTGCCTGCTTCTGAAGTAGAAGTTCTTGCAATGTCTACAGCTGTAGCTGCAGGAACATTTATTGAAAGTGATGTTTTATATATTCGTATCACTAACCTAGATGACACTAATCATGTTACTTTATTATTTAAAAATGAAAACAATAATGAGTTTGCTGTTAAATTAGACAAAGGTCAAACATTTATATATAACGGTGATTTGTCTGGTGGTGTAGTAGATACTATGGATGCAGATAGTAGTGCATTAAGCGTATCATTAGGAGATTTAGTAAATGTTACAGCAACAGCAGATACAGCCGCTTGTGATGTAGAAGTTTTTGTTGCATGTAAATAGGAGTATAAATGGCTACAGATAAAAGAAGTTTTCCAAATAGTTATTTTGCGTGGTATAATGACGATGACAGATTAGCTTTAGTATGTAGAGTATTATCAAATGATACAGTTGATTCTACAGAAACAACTTTAGATAAGTATGATACATATACTGGAAGCAGCGTAACAGATGGGCTTCGTATACATACTCATTCTAAATATGGCATAGTAGAAGAAGTAACAGATGATTTAAAAGCTAATTCAGGTTTAGACACCTCGTTGCATGCATCTATTATTGATTATATTAAATCAAGATTATTAGAAGATACGGGTGATTTACAAAGAGCTGCATATTATAGAAATAAATATGAAAGAACTATTAAGCAATATCCTCACAGAAAAAGTGGAGTAAGGTCTTTATCAGTACCTAGATTATAATATGGATTTATTTCAAGCAATAGAACAATTTGGTGTACCTGTAGTAATGACTGTAGCATTTGGTTATTTTATATGGAAGCAAAATAATTGGATTCAAGATGATTTGAAGAAAGATTTAGATGATGCTAATGATAGGTTTGAAGGTATCGTTATAAAACTTATAGATGCCCAAAAACAAATGCAATTAGGACAAGAAGATATAAAGTCAAGCTATAGAGCTATTGTGGAAATTCTTGCTGCATTAAGCGGAAATGGGCTTAAAGAAAGATTTTTAAAAAACAAGAAGTATGAACAACACTAGGAGGTATTATGCCAGGAGTAGGTAAAAAGAAATTCCCTTACACAGCTAAAGGTAAAATGGCTGCAAAATCTTATGCTAAGAAAAAAGGTTTAAAAGTAAATGACGCATCTAAACGTATGAAAAGGAGTTATTAATGTCAGGATTTGGTAAAATAGTTGCTGGATATATATTCAATGACGAAATGAAAGAAAAAATGATTAACAAAATGAATGAGAATGTAGACATTCCATTTATATCAGAAAAAACAGAAGCTAAAATATTAGATGCTATCTGGGATTCTGTTGAAGAGGTAGTTAAGGAAGCTTTAATAGAAGACTAGATGCCTAAACAAGTATACCATATAAAAGCTTTTGAAGGTGGTATCAACAAAAAGGCTGACCCAAGAGATATAGAAGACAATCAATTAGTAGAAGCTACTAATGTAGATGTTTCTAATGTAGGTAGAGTAACAATGCCAGGTAATGGTAAATCTTCGTTTGTTACAGTAAACGCAGAAAATGTTCCTGTAAGTCCTACAGATAGTGAAGGTCAAGATAGGTTTGATAACGAAACGCCCATATCGTCAGGTCATGGGCTATTTTCATTTACACACGATTATGATTTTAATAATACAAGTGTTTCTGATGGTACTGGCCCTAATGAAGTTAATACAGAATTTATATGTGTTAATGATGGGGCAGATATAGATATATGGACAGATAATTATGAAGGAACAGATTATGGGCCTTGGAAAGATGAACTTATATCTATGGGTACTGTACATAATACTGGAACAGATGGTAATAGTGAAAATTTATTAGATGTAAAAGGTGTAAAGCCTGTTTATTATAAAGCAGATAATGGGCTAAGAGTTTGTGATGCTAATTTTGGTGAAGAGCAATTAACAGCTGAAACTGCAATTGCTATTTCAGCAGACTCTACTACCTCATTTAATGTAGATACTGGACATGGATTAGTTGTAGGAGAGTATATAAAAATAGACTCTGAGGTTATGAAAGTAACAGCTTCAGCTGCTAGTTCTATAACTGTAGAAAGAGGACGTTTTGGAACTAAAGTAGAAGACCATCTTAATAACTCTAAAATATTTAAAATAAATGTACCTAAAGTATTTACTCACATTAAACGTCCTATGCTTAAAAAAGCAGGAGCTAATACAAATATAAATAGATGGGTACAAGACATACAGGTTCCAGAAGCGCCTAAGTATGGAGCTTTAAATGTATTTAATACTAATATAATAAATTATGACGGTACAAATTTATTATCTAATACAATCTATCCTTCTGAGCCTGAAAATGTAAATTTAGGAATTTTAAAATCTAATATAGTAAACGCAACTACATTTTCTTTGGATGCTAATAATAACCCTATAGCTTCTGTAACAACTTCTACAGAAACGCAACTAATATTAACTTTGACAAAATATTTAACAAATCCTAATGACCCTATAGATATTAATCAACATGAATTTGCTGTAGGTAAATTTTTATCTATATCTGGAGCTGGAGTAACAACAGCTTCTGGTACCGCTTTAAATGGAGTTTTTGAAATTGTAGGGTTTGGCTCTGGCTTAGGAGAGGTAAAAATAATTGGAGATGAAGATTTAGTTGGTTATCAAGGGGACGGAAATGAACAGATTATATTAGAAGATGAAATTATGGATGACAATCTTAAAAATAAATATATTTTTGGAATGTCTTATTTATATGATGGTGGCGGTAGCGAAATGCAAGAGTCTGACGTTACTACTGCTATATCAAATGGAAGTTTAATTTTTTCTGCAAATTTTAATTCTAGTTGGAAAACAGCTCCATCTGATTGGGCAAGTAACGCTTCTTTAGACACATCAAATACTAACAGTTATGACAAATCTAGCAATAATGATGATTGGGTTTTAAGCACTGCAAATGGTCAATTTTTATTTTACGATAACTCTAATGTTAGTGTAACACACTCTAACACTACTTATCAAGTAGATTTTACAATATTACATAGAAACACTGCTGGAGTAACTTTAAAAGCTTATGTTGGGCTTGGTCCAGATTCAAATGCTGCTGCAAAGTCTAATCCTACTGCAGAAGGGTTTATTCCTATTAGCGTAACATTAGCGGGGGCTGATGATGAAGGAACATATGTTAATATTTCTGGAATTGCAACTACAGGAAACACTGCAGGTAATGTAGATGAAAATGTAGGACTTGCAATACAAATCACAGGTGCGCATGATGGTTCTGATGAAGAGGTGTATATTTTGTCTGGTGAAAATTCTGGTCCACTTATTTCTGTTCGAAACACTACTACTACTATAATGTCTAAAGACAATGCTGTTGATTTTAGGACTGTTCAAGACATAGCAAAATCTTCTATAGCTTTTTTATGTAATAATTCTAGAACAGGAATTTTTAATTCTACAACACCAAATAATAGTTGGAATGAGCGTATAGAAGGTTTTAGAATATATATGAAACAAGTAGATATTGTGGGAGAAGGGTTGGCAGATGAATGGATAATGCTTTATGATGTAGATTTGAAAGAAGGTACATATGTGATGCATGCTAAAGATACTGATGTTGAAAATTTGAGAAAAGGTGACATAAGTAGTAATGAATGGCATGCAACAGAACCAGCTGACGTAAGAGCAATTGTAACTGGAAATTTACTTGGGGATTCAATTAAATCAATTCCTCTTATTACTTATGAAGCAAATAATGGGTATGAAGCAGGTACAAATTTAGCCGCTAGGTATAAAGCAACAGCAACTGTAGATAGAAAAGTTTATATAGGTAATTTAAAAATTGGTGACAAAACATTCCCAGATAGAATGTTACGTTCAGATACAGATAAGTTTGATACATTCCCAGATGATGGCACACATTTTATTGATGTAGCTACATCTGATGGTGAAAGTATTGTCGCACTTGAATCAGTTGGAGATAAATTAATACAGTATAAAGAAAAAACTGCATATTTAATTAAAGTAACATCTGAGGGCGAAGAACTTGTTAGCACCTGGTCTGGAGCAGGAATTAAAAACTCATGTCAAGTAGCTAAATCTAATGAAGGCATATTTTGGGTTAATTCAAATGGTATATACTATTATGATGGGGAAAAATTAAGTAATGTAAGTTCAGATAAATTTAGAATAGATAATTGGTTAACAAATGAAGATTTTAAGAGGCCTGTAATAGTTGGTTATGATAAATACTCTAACAAGCTGATTATACTTACAACAAATATATCAGGAGCTTCAAGTAGTGGATATATATATGATATAGCTAATAGCTCTATAACTCAGCACAATAATTTATTTAATTGGTATCAATTATCTAACACAAAAGATATAATAATTGGTAATTCAGAAAGCGAGGTATAATGGCAAGTAATGACGAGTCAAGCAAACCATTTGATTCAATAAGATTAAATGTCCCTATAACAGATGCTTTTACGATACCTCAAACAGGAGCTGATGCAGCTTCTACTATTCCTGGACAGCCTCTTGTTTTGGAAGGTACTGGAGATAACGCCAATCTTCCTGTAGAACCTACTAATATATTTAGAAGCAATATGATTGTATCTAAAAATGGTGGCCTTATAATGTTGTCTCAGACAGACCAAGCATTAAATTTGGGAAATATATCAGTATGGGACGATTCTCCTAGAGACATTTGGAATCATATAAATGCTGCAGAAAAGTTTAAATTAAGAACAAAAGATTTTGATTTAACTAGAACAGTTACAGGTAAAAGCACATACTCTGGTCCTAGCAGAAGAAAAAAAATTTATAAAATATATGTAACTTTTAAATGTCAAAGCTATATGTCAGGTATTAAAGTAAATTATGCAACTAATGGTTCTAATAGTTTTACAGGAACATTTCAAGATACTACATATTATAGTAATACTAAAGGATTTGATGCATATAATGCTGGAACAAGTAGCAATGAATGGATAACAGTAGGGTTAAAGCCATCAGCATCTATAAATAATATTTATTCAATAGCATTGCAGTTTAGTTATGCTAATGCAGGTAAACTTGGCAAATTAAATGCAGTTAGTGCTGCAGGTGATAGTACAGTAACACTTGCATCAAGCGCTTCAAGTACAGATGATTATTACAATGGTATGCCTATATTTTTTTATAGCGGCTCTGGTCAAGGACAAATAAGAAAAATTAATGATTATACTGGAAGTAGTAGAGTTGCTACATTATCTTCTATTTTAACTATAGGCGTAAATACAAGCACAACATACGATTTAGGTTACATACATTCATCATTCCAGATAAACGATATAAGTATAGTATACAGGGAAAAAAGTATTAAATAATGGCTATTAAACAGTCAAGAGGAATAACTATAGGTAAAGGTACTCCACAACGCCTTGAGGGTCAAAATGGAGACATGAGTATACGCTCATCTAGAAAAGGGTTAAAGTTATATGTAAAAGAATCTAATAAATGGCACAGTGTAGACCTTGATATAGATTTAAGACAAATAGCATCTACTGTTAGAAGGTTAGAAGACGAAGTTAAAAGATTGTCTACTAAAACAAATAACACTCCTGTTGTAGACAAATTACTTTTAAGACAATCAGGTGGAACATCAGCAGTTGGTATACAAAATAAATCAGGCAACATAGCATTTAGAAATTCTACTGATACTGCAGATGGTAAATTACAATCTGTTCCATTTGATACTGGAACTAATAATTCTTCTGGAAGAGGTTGGGGCCAATTTTATTATGACTCATCTTCTTCTTCACATTATTTAGAGTCAAATGGTTTAATAATTATTACGCAATTAAACGCACCAGATGCTACAGAACAAGCTAGTGTATTGATGATGAGCAAAGAGGATGATTCATTAGTAAGATTTAACGAACGAGTAAATAATAAATTTATAATGGGTTATGACCATTTAAAAGCAGATGGGTCTACTTCAGATGCTAGATTTAAAATAGATACTGGAGGTTCATTCTCTGATGACTCTGTATTTAATTTAGACGCTAATGGAGTTAATTTACAAGGAGCAATATCCTACAAACATGGAACTCACTCTACTGCAGGTCCTACTGATAATGTAGATGTTGCAGGAATTTCTGTTTTAAGAGTAAATACAGTTAGCAATAATGTGACTATAGGGGGTTTTGTTAATGGTGTAGAGGGGCAGATATTACATATAGTTAAAACTTCTACTAATAATTTTATACAATTAGAGCATAATGAGAGTACTGGAAATCAAGATATACTTTTAACATCAGGCTCTGACGAAAGAGTTGTAGGATATGGTGGTTATACGTTATACTGTAATGGAACTAATTGGTATTCATTAAGTAACCCAACAGGAGCAGCTGATGCTGGATAATAAAAGACTTGGAATATTAAAAAATATTTATTATGAATATTTAATTAATTTTTATAAATTACACACAGAACTATAAGGGAAAATTATGGCACAACCATTCGCATTAGAAAATTTAGCATCAAAAGTAGGCTTAGCTCAAAAAAGAGCGCAACAAGATTATTTTGACGCAAGAGCTACTGAAGCTACTAATTTGCTTGCAAAACAATTAGATAAAATGCAAAAAGAAGCATCAAAAAGAACTGGGTTTTTTGATAAAACTTTTGGTGACTTTGGTGGGTTAGTTAAAACAGGAATTGGAATGATTAATCCTGTGGCTGGATTAATAGCTGGAGGTTTAGACACTGCTACTTCTCAAAAAGATTTAAAAAGAATGATTAAAAAAGCAGGTAAAGATATTAATATACCCGCAAGATTTAAAGGAACATTTTTAGAAGACTATCTTACAGGTGGTATGATGCAAGGTCAGGCTGGTTTAAAACAAAACTTACAAGGCAGAAAACAAGCTGATTTAATAACTAATTTAGTATCTATGATACCAACTGCTGTATCTGCTGCAAAAACTTTGCCTCTTACAAAAACAACTAGTGAAATGGTTAATTTAGGAGCAGGAGAAACTATTATGGACCAAGGCGGTCTAGCAAGTATTGAGGGTCAGGCTATGAAAAATATAACTAGCCCAACTAAATTAGGTAATATTGTAAGTAAAATAAATCAAACTGCAGTACCATTTACATCAGGATTATTAAATGTAGGTAATTTAACAACACCATTAGTTAAAGGTGGTAAAATGGCTACAGCATTATCTACACCAGGAATGTATGCTCCAATATTACAAAATTTATTACAAGATTATTTATTAGGTTCACCAGAAGAACCAGTTATGACAAGAGCGCAAGCTCCTAAAGTATATTAAGGATTTATATGAATGTATTAGATTATTTATTACCAAAATCATTTATGTCTGATGTACAAACTACATTTAGACCAAAACGATACGATTTAACTAAAGATGAGTTTATGCCTGATTGGGGAGAGTCAGAATCTGATTATTATGACGTTTTTCAGTCCTTAAGGGACCAAGGGTATGAGCCTACTGCAGAATTTGCCGACATGTTAATGGCAGAAGAGCCTGACAATTTTGTTGAAAAACACATAAAACAAATACGAATTAGAAATATTTTAGATGCTGGTGGTGAAGCTGGGATTGAGAGCGGGATGTTTTTAGAAGCAAATCCTTCAACTCCTGTAAACATTTTTGGAGGACAATCATTAGCAGAAGGGTTTGAAAGGTCGGGAGTCTATAATTTTGACTCAGCAATGGCACAACCAATGAAACTATCTACTCTTAGAGGTATAGACCCTGGTAGTTATTCTAAAGAGGTTGCTACAAAAAGAGGCACACTAGCAGACGCTTTAGCTAGACAAAGAGCAAAAGCTTCACAAATAGGTGGTGGTTTTGCAGGTTATGGTGGTAGAAATGTAGCACAAGATTTAGCTGAACAGCAGTTTGCACAAGGCTCTCAAGGTGTTATGGAAGATATAAATAAACAAAGAGCAAATGCTTTACAGCAATTATATTCTGAATTAGAAGGTTATGGTTCAATTATAGACGAAATGAGCTAATAGGAGGGTAAATGGCCAAAATATTACCTGCAGGAGCAAATGTAAATTTAGGGTTAGGCGAAGACCCAATGGATAGACTTCTAAAAACTATCCAAGTAGCCTCTCAAGCACAAGGTGTTATGAATCAAGCAACACTCCAACGTGACAGACGACAAGCAGTCAAAGAAGAGTCTTTCCAAACAATGATGCTTAATACACTTTCATCAATGGATAAATCTAACATATCTAGTGTTAATGGTGCTGAAGAATCATTAAAAAAAATGAAAAATAATTTTATTGCAGAAAATCCTGGTATGACTGATAAGATAGATACAATATATGGGACTGCTTTATCTACTACAATTAACCCTATTAAAGAAATTCATACAAATTTTAATAGAGATAAAGAGTTAATTTTAAATCAAATAGAAAATTTAGATAATAGAATATTAAGTGTTAACGAAAAAGTTGCATTAGATGGTAGCAGCTCTCAATTTAAAGAAGATTTTCAAGCATTGTCAAAAAGTATTAATAGGTATAAATCAAGATTAGGTGAATATAATAGTATAATGCCAGATTTAGCATTTGAAATGAGTGAAAATGTTTTAAATGCAACTAATGTATTAACTTCTTTACCTAAATCATTAATAGGTATTTTTGATGATGTAGAGCAAAGTTATTATTCTGACTTATTAAATGGAAGAATGACTGAGTCTGTATTTGATGCAGCTATAACAAAATATTACAACGACACATCTGGTAGAATTACAAAACAAACTATGCCATTACTAGCTTCTGAAATGAAAGACCTTTATACCGAAAGTTATTTACCTTTAGATACACTTACTACACAAATTGAAAATGATTTATTTCCAAATCTGTCAAGCAATCAAAGTATTGTAGAACAAACAAAACCTACATATTATGACGATGACACTGATACTTACTTTATTGAAGGTACACCTTACGGAAACAAAAAAGAAGCATTAAATGTTTTAAATCAACAAAAAGAAGATTTAAAGATTAAAATTACACAAAAAGATTTAGCTTACAGAGGTTACGCTTACGAAACAGAGGGAAACCAAAGGTCTTATGCTGCTGAAATTAACTCAGATGGTCAGTGGGCTTGGGATAGAGGTCCTAGTGAAGATGAGTTTGAGTTTGTTGTTCCAGAAATAGTAGATGAAAATAAAAACGAAATTTCTGATTTTATTGAGCGACCAGAAGGAGATAATTTTAGTTTAGAAAAAAACCAAGAAAGAGTTAAACTTAAGATGTCTAAATACCCAAAAGCTGCTGAAAAAAAATTAAATAAAGTAAATGAATTATCAAAAAAAATAAAAGACTTTGAAATAAAAGATAGAAGTCTTACTGGGAATAAACAAAAACCAATAATTATTAAATTATCTAATTTGATTGGTAAAAACTTAGAAGTTTTAAATGAAAAAGATTTAAATGAACTTAAAAAGTTATATGATTCAGATATGGATGAAATAAAAAATTTAAAAGAAAAAATAACTACAGAAAAAAATAATGCAAAAAAAGTACAAATTCCTCTAGAAGAAGGGTTTCCAAGAACTTTAACAGAGCCTGGAGAAAACATTAAACAAATAAAAATAAAAATAAAAGAAATTCAAGAAAAATGGAAAGCTCCTATGGTAAATGTTTTAATGTCTAATATCAAAAAATATAACGGAATAAAAAAAGATTATGATATTGCTTTAAATCAATACAATAAAATTACAGAAAACCCAGACGCTTCTAAACAAAATTAATATGGCAATATCTCCCGAAAACGCTATTCAACAATTAAGAGATGCTTTTCCTGACAAATACAAATTTGCTACAGATGAAGAAGTTTATCGTATAGCTCGTAATAAATATCCTGATGCACCAATACAAGATTGGCAAAAAATAGGATATAAAAGTATACCAAAAATTAAAGAAGACCCTTTTGATGTAAATCTTGAAAGAACTGATGAAACTACATTTTTAGACCATTTTAATATTTATGGCATTGATGAAGATAGTTCTTATTTAGCAAGACTTGCATATACTCGTTCATTACAAGGGATGGCTAGCGATGTTTTAAGAGGTAAGCCTAAATTTACATTTGATGAGCAACCATCTTTATTTTCCGAAGCTATTGCAGGGATTATGTCGTTTGCCATGCCATTAGATGCTTTATCTTTATTTGGCGGTGGTGGCATATTTGGTAAAGCAGTTTTATCTACAGGTGGAGCTAAGGCTGCAACAAAATATTTATCTAAAAAAGTATTAAAAGTAGCTCCTGGTATGGCAAAAGCGCCTGGCGGAAGAGCTGCTGTAGAAACCTCTATAAGAAACATTATAGGTAATGAAATGATGTATGTTCCGTATGAAGGAGCAAAAGCAAATATGTTTGCTAGAACAGAGCATATGAGAAATCCTGATATGGACCCTCTTTCATCTCAAGATATATTAAAAGAAACTTTTGCAGGTATTGTTCATGGTGGTATTATGGGTGTTATGGGTGGTTCTACTAGACCATTTTTAGCTGCTAGACATTCTAGATTATTGAAAACAATAGATAATTTTGAAGCTCAAAAAAAACTTACAGGAGCTAGTCAAGGTAGATTGTTAAAATTAAAAGATAAATTAAAATATACTGGTGCTTACAGTCAATATGCAACTGATGTAGCAGGGTTAACATTAGGTGATATAACAGGTACTGCTGTTGCTTATGGTCAAATAAAATCTGGCGAAGAAATGATGGCAAGTTTATTAACTATGGGAGGTTTTGCTGGAGCAACAAGAGTTGCTGGCTTAGGGTTAAATAAAGTAGTAATGGAACCGTTAGAAAAAGCGCAAAGTGAGTACAAAAAGAAATTTGAAATAAGAAAAAAACAATTAGACAAAGAAGAAGCTATTCAAAATAGTGTAAATTCTAAATCAAAAGAACAGTTAGATACTGACGCAGAACAACAAGCTACACAAAATTCTTTTGAAAATATGTCTGATTTAGATGATAGAAGAAAAGCGTTTGATGAATCAGAAGCTGGTATGCGTTTTAAAGAGATTGAAAATAAAGTAAAAGCATTTAAAGAATTAGCTGATGATGATATAGATGACCCTAAAAAAGCATTAAAGTTTTATGAAAAAAGAATGGAAATGTTTGCTGAGGTAAAAGACTATTTAGAAGGTGCTGAAGTTATGTTTGATGACGTAGTAAGGCTTGAAAAATGGATGGATGAAGGTTTAGAAAATGCAACAAAATCTTTAGGTATACAAAGAGATTCTATTGCGGACAATATTTCTACAAGAATAACACAAATTAGGACAAGGCTAGACAAAGCAGGGAGACCTGATACTATACCTATTGAGCTTGCAGACGGAACTTTTAAAGATACTCCAATCATGAATATACAAGATGAATTAAGTAAAAAAGGATTATCTGGTGACGAATTAAATCAAGAATTTCTTAGAATTTTAGATTCAACTGAAAAAACATTATCTAATATCCCTACAGAAAAAGAATCTTTAAGGTTAGATGCAACAGAATCAACTTACGTTAAAACTCAAAAAACTGTTGGCGAACTTGAAGAGTCTTTAAAAGATGTTGACCCAAAGGATAAGCGTTTAATAGAATCTTACAATGAAAATATAAAGACTATAAAAGAAATAGATAACATTATAAATGAGCTTGACAATAAAAATCTGTCTGACGTACAAAAAGAATCTATCAAAGCAAACTATCAAATTATTAAAACTTTTATATCTTCAGATGGATGGTTACTTAAAAGAGCTATGAAAGGTGGTGGTGGGAAAGCAGGTCCATTATTAATAAATGACACAAGGAAGGCACGTTTAAAAGGTATGCTAGAATTTGTTAACCGTATAGCTGAAGAGCGTCCTGATTTAAAAATTAGAGATTTAGATAGGTCTTTTGTTCAAGAGATAACTGGAAAAATGACAGAAGCAAAAAGAATTGGTATTCAAGATTTATTTGGAGACTTAAAAACTCAAGATTTACTATCTGTTGACTTGAAAAGGCTTGCTAAACCAGGGGCAATTAGTAAACAAACCCCAAGACCTATAGACCCTGGCGACCCTGTAGGACTTAGAGATAATCAGATTAACAAAAACAGCATTAATATTAAAATGCCTAAAGCTGCAGGCGCACCTAAAACTTTACCTTTTGTAACTTCTGTAGGCAATGTTATTACTAAAATTAAAAAACTTATTAATAAAAAAACAAATCAAATAAAAGGTGGAGACGGTAAACTTAATAAAGTAGTATTTTTTGCAAAACAAAAAGTTGGTAATGCAAAAGATGGTTATAAATTTAAAAATGTAGCTATAGAGTCAGATACTTTAACAGAGCTGTCAAAAGGTCTTTTTGGTATTGACGGTCAAGCTTTTAGAAAAGGTTTTTTTACTTATGTTAATAAAAAATATAAAGTTGGGTCTGAAGAAGCTAATATTGTTGAAATATTTGGACTTGGTCATGATGGAAAGCAGTTAACTACTAAAGAAGCATTAGCTTATATGACTAATCTAAAAAAAGACAAAAGTGGCGGTATGATGAAGTCAACTCAAATAAAATATGAAAAATTAGCTAAAGAATATTTTGGACTTGTGTTTGATAAGAGAACATCGAGTCAATTAAAACAATTAGCAGACAAAAAACCAGGACAGTTAAAAAAATATTTTTTAGAAGCTAAGGCACTAGAAGAAGATAATGTTCCAACAATTTATACTCTTAAAAAAGGTTTTGAAAATATAGAAAAAATTAAAGCTGCCGCAGATAAAGATGGTTTTATTAATTTCACAAACAAAGGAGATTTATCTAAAAATATTTCTGAAGTTTCTTATAAAATACACAAAGATGTTTTAGAAGGTGCATTTAAAATACATTTAGAAACAAATGCAAGAATAGGTGAGCTGTTTGCTAAAAAGGGAAGAGTTGACATTCCTGTTAGTGGTAAGCCTATGGCGTTAAAGTCTGAAGCTTTAAATAGTTTAATATCAAAATTAAATCTTGGAGCAACATTAGATAACCCGCTTAAAGATGTAAAACTTGAAGAAATAAATATTGAGTATCAATCAAGAGATAAGCTAAGAAAGAACTCTCTTACTAAAAATTCTACAGATAATTTAAATACGTTAAAGGTAAAAGCTAGGTTAGTTATGACAGGTGGAAGGTTTGGAGATTTTTCTAGAATGGCTTTAGGTGACGCAAAATATGAAAAACAATTAAAGTCTATATTAAAAACATATGGTATGACTGACGCAGATATAAAGAAAATGAAAAAAATAAGTTTAGAAGATGATATGGTTGATGAGGCAATTTTAACTAGAATATTAAATGATATGGAGTGCAGATAATGGCAAAAGCATGTTTGAATTTAAATATGTTAGACGATGATGAACTTTATGTTGCAAAGTTTGACTTAGAAGAGTTAAGAAAAAAGAAACAAATACCTGCTTCTGAATCTGTAGAGTTGTTAAAAAAGTTAGGTGTAGATGGTGGTGAAATTAAAAATATATCAGGACAAGCTAGTATAGATATAATAAAACAATTTTATGATGGTTACAAAGTTGCAGAAAATGCTAATTTTGATAGTCCAAGTTTTAGAGAATTAGCCCAAGAAATAAAAGGTATAGATAGATTTCGTTGGAGAAAGCTTTATGCTCCTGTATACTACGTTCTTTCTAAAGGTGGTAAAAAATCGCAAAAATTAGCTAATAATTTATTAGACTATGACGTAGTGTATACAAAAGACAAAGCGTTTGCAGATGATACCATTATACAGGTTAAAAACGTATTAGGTAAAGACATAGATAATATGGAGCTTTTAGAGCCTGAAATGCGTAATCAACCAGGAAGACCTTTGACTGTTGATGAAAGAAAAGCTATTGAAGCGTTTGATTTAATTAATCCTAAAACCAAAAAGTTATGGAGTATGAATGATAAAGATTTTGACGGTTTAGATGATTTTACACAAAGGCATATTGTTGCTAGAGACTATCATAAACAAATGACTGATTTTTATTGGAACAGAGTTAAACAGGAAGTTAAGGCAAAATCTACTAAGTTTCAATACGAAGAGTGGTTAAAAGAATATGATGAAAAATATATTAAAAATTATATGACTAGAGCGGTAAGTATAGAAGTATTACAAGAGCTTGCAAAAAATGCTGAAAACAGCAAAATTATTGTAGATATAGCTAACAAAAGATTAAAAAATAGAGCAAAAGAATTAGCTTCTAAAAAGTTTAAAAAACAAGAAAACCCTAATAAATGGCAGGCAGAATATGAAAAAAAATTAAATGATGTAAACCTTTTAAATAGCATAAAAGAAGAAGCTTATAATATTATGACATATAATCCTGCAAGGGTTGTCAATCAACATTTTAAAGAAAGAGGTATACTTTTACCTTATGAGATAGAAGTTACAACACCTATTACAAATAGAAAAAAGAAAGTAAGGACTTATGTTAAAGATTACGCTAGTGTTATGGACAGGTATTCTACAGTAACATCTAAATTTATATCTACAACAAAGTTTTTTCCAGAGTTTACAAAATTTGGGACACAATATAAATTAACTTCAAATACAAAAGCAGATTTAATGCCTGCTCTTTCTAGTGGTAGTCCTGAAGCTCAGTATGCAGCTAAACATATAAATGAATTGTTAGGACTTGGTCTTGATAACCAATCTAATTCTGTAACAAATTTTTTATCAACAGCTTCTACATTATCGGCTGCAGCTGGATTATCGTCTCCAACATCGGGAGTAAAAAACTTATTAATTACTATTCCAAGAAGTTTAGGTACATTTGGTGCTATTAATACAATGAGAAGTTTTTTAAGACTGTTTGGTAATTATGGTCAATTAATGGATGATGCTAGAAGACAAGGTTTTACAACTTATCAGACTAAGACATTAGCTCTGCAAGATAAAGCTATTAAATTACCATTTAATCTTGGTGAATTTAGTATGGAAAAATTGTTTGATTTAAACTTAATGACCAGAACGGAAGGTATAGGTAGGGTAGCTCAAGTGCAAGCAGGACTTATGACATTTGAATTACAATTAGATAAAATCCATGGAGTTAAAAACTATTTACCAACAACTCCTGAAAATCAAATAAAAAGATTTTGGAAAAATACTTTTAAACTATCTGATGACGAAGTGCAATTTTTGTTAGATAAAAAAAATTACCGTAAAATACAAGATGGATTAGCAGATATAGAAACTACTGGTAAGATGGATTATATAAGAGCTAAAATATCTCACTACTCACATGTATCTACATCAGGTGGAACAGGGCCACAACTGTTACCTGCCTGGATGAACAATAAGTATGTAAAACCTATGTCACTATTTTATCGTATGGCATATTCTACAAGCTTTGATATGTATCAAAATACTTTAAAACCAATTGTAGAAAAAGGAAATATTGCTCCTTTAGCTAGAGCAACAGTTGGAAGTTTAATGTCTGGATATGCTTTATGGGCTATGTATGACACTTTATTTGATACAAAAAATCCAATGGAAAATGAAGATAAAATAACCCAAATGAGTTCTTATTTATTTAGAGCAGAATTTCTTCAATTAGGAACAGATTTGGTATTAAATCCATATGGAGGCGGTTTATTTTCTAAAGCAGATAAAGGTACTTTTTTAAATTATAATGACCAAATGATGGCTAGTTCATTTAATCCTTTATACGGAAGTGCTGTAACGGGTAATTTAATAGCAGCTGGTTCTTTATTTGCTCATACATTTTTACCAACTTTAGGTTTTACAGAAAAAAGGAAAACTGTTGGCCAAGCTCTTGATGATTATATGAGCGAAACTGTTGTGCTGTATGCTCAATATCGTAAAAACTTTCAAGAACCATTTGGTCCAGGATTTAAAAATGACAAGCTTTATAAAACAGCAAAAGAGTTTGGGACATACGCAAGAAGATGGAAATCTGAAAATGGTTATCAAGACAACCCAATGGCATATGGTCAGACAGACAAAACACCTTTTTATAGGTCTCTAAGAAATGCATTTTATAATGGAAATCAACAAGACTTTAATAGAGCATATTGGTCTGCTTACAATTATATTGCTACAACTTTTATAAAAGATTTTAGAGATAATGGAAAAGGATTGTCTCCACATCAAATTCATAAACAAACTCAAAGAGCTTTAGATGCACATTTAAATCAATATTCTGTAGCAAGAGTTTCTGAAGGATATGATGAAAAAAGAGGAATAATACCAGATAGAGAATTTATACAATACTTAAAAGATGACAAACTTAAAAGTAAATATAAAAAAGCAAAAGATGAGTTCTTTTATAGAAAAAGAAAACTTGTAACTTCAGCGACAAATAATAAAAATTACAGAAAATACTCTATACTTTTAGAATCAAAATAATTCTTTTCTAGGTATTAATGCCATTTGACTAGCATTAAAATCACCGCCCATAACAAGCTTTAGTCTACCTTCTTTTTTAAGGTCTATTATCTTTTGTTTTAAGTAGTCTACACTAAATATATATCCGCCTACAATCTTGTTATTATCAGACAGTAAGTGAATCCATATAGCAGAACCTGTAGTGGATATGCCACTAGGTTTTCCGCTACATCTTATTTCTACAGCTATATTACCTGTAGTTTTCCATATATCTCTCTCTGTTTTTACCTCAATCATGGTGTTGCCATTTTGCAGGTCTTCTACAAATTTCTCTCCCATTTGTCCAAATTTTAAATCAAGGTCAAACTTTTTCATTTCTTCGTAATCCAATGGTATTTTTCTCCAATCGTTTGTTATTAAACTAAGGTCTCCAAAAACATTATATATATCAGTCAGTTTTATCAATTGC